ACTAAACGACAAAGAAATGACCCTTTACTGCATTGTTGCTGGTAAAACGTTGAAGTCCAGCGTTTCAAGAGCCGAAAACCTCGCAAAATTGCTTAATAGCCTTAAAAATTAGGCTTATCTGAATGTCAAAGAGCTGTTGTAAAGTTACGATTATTTGGGTTGGTGAAAATAAATTTGGTTGTTACCCGTACGTTACGTAACATTGCTATATGAAATGCCTGAATTGTCAAAAAGAATTTGAGCCAAAAAGAAAAGACACCGCAAAGTTTTGTTCCGCAACTTGCAGGGTTCGGTATAATCGGGTTAATCCGAAAGACAAGGTTACAAAGGTTCAAATGCAGGTTCTTTACAATACCATGATGGAAAGATTAGGGAAAATCGAATATAAGGCAGCTACGGAGGCATCCTATGACGTCAAAAAATTAGATAAGATAACTTATGACGAACCGGGTCAATGGCAAGAACCGAAGCCAAAAACATATATAAAAAGGACTCCTGCACATTGGGTTGACCTTAGAAGGGATTGTACTGATGCCGACCAATATGCAAAATGGCTTGAAAATTTGGAAAATGACCCCTATTTGACAGCAAGAGAGAAAAGAGATATTAAAGCAACCGTATAATAATGACAACACAACAAGGGAAAGAACTCTTAATTGAGTTTAAAAGAAACTGCGACAAAGATAATGACCCTTATTTTGTTTGCCATTTCAGTAGGGAAGATGATAAGTTTTTGGGCGATTGGGACGGATTAGACGCTTTTGATGCGATGATAATAATCAAACAGCTTGTAAAGGATTTTAATATAGACGAAACAATGTTATTGACAGCAATATAAACATTAACCCCAATAATTAATTTTGCAGCAATTAATTAGATTTTGTATATTTGTAACAACGTTGGCGGCTTGGCGAAGTGGCGGTAATAGAATTACGGTCAGCCCGGCAAACCAAAGTTGATAGCGTTCTTTAGTTGAAGTTATGGCAAAATGCTCAATAGAAATCCGGTCAGCAGGGACAAAAGTTGAGCAGCGAACAGGACGGTGAAACACAGCATCCGTCACCCGCCATTTTGCCAAACCGTTTGTTATCGGCTTTGCTTTTACGGTCACTCCACAATAAACCCGTTGGCGTATCATAACAGTTGTCCGATGTAATTACTGGTAAAGAAAATGTCAACAGCGCAGAATTGTCTAACGATGGTTCTGCTAACGGAGTTTCGGGTCGAGTCAAAATGGAATTTGTCCATATAGACGACCCTTCTGTTTCAGAAGAACTTCGTCAAATGTGTCGGGAAAACTCTAAACGTCTTAGGGATGGAGAAGCCACAGTATATGCTTCTCCACTATCTCGTCCGAAAATTCTGGACGAAATTTATTCAAAGATGTAGAAGCCTCTCGTTTGTCAAATGCTTGGATAAATTCAAGATGTGAACTTTTTAAAACATTTCGTAAAATGTCGTCAAACCCAAATTCGTTTTGTAAAACATGATAATGTATGGTCAATTGTCCGGTAAATAAAATGTCGCTCATTGTGAAAACTTCCAATCGTGGGGAAGTTTCGATTAGCATTAAACTGTTTTTGGTTGGCTGCAATAATTTATAAGCGTATGGGTCGTAGTGTGATTTTATTCCGCTATAATCAAAAACACTATAATCATCTTCGTATGTCTTATTCCAAATAAATTCTTGCGGTTCAATAATTGATTTTACCACGTTCATAAAATAAGGGTTTAATGTATATTATTTATTCCATCCAAATTTGAAAATTAAAAAGGCAAGGATAAGTCCGCCAATTACCATGACAATAATTTCAACAATTCTTTTCTTAATTAATTTTCCTCCGGAAGTATTCTTTCCTTGTTTGGGGGCTTCAATATTTTGTTCAGTTGGTGGGTTTATACTTGGTCGAAAATCTATTTCAGATAAAGCCGACCCCTGAATTGCTACGCCGCTATACGTTCGGGCGTTAATTAAGAGATACACTAACTATGAAACACTACAGAAATTTTAAACTTTTTGCGCGATGGAATTAAAAGACCAAATCAAAGTAACTGACAAGATGGGGTTCATCTACAATGTAAGTATTACCCATTTTCCAGGAATAGGAATCTCAATTGCTTACCACAACGGCACACCGATAGCAAGACGAGAATATGGTAGAATGCTGCCGCCCATGAGCGATGATGATAGAGGGTGGGAAGAATGGGAAATGAGATTTCGCGAATGGGCTGATGGGCCACTGGTTGATTTGGAACATGAGTGCAAATTATACTTTGATCTAGCGCTGGCATAAAAAGTTTAAAATTTCATTTTTTTTGTTGTTTATTTAATTTGGTTGTATATTTACACAACGAGCAGGGCTTTCTGCTGTGCCGGTCTTTGGAAAACGTCAGCCCGGAACTGATGCCGATTAAAGTTACAGAAGATGAGGGCATAATCAAAAGTCCATCTGTGATTCGGTCAGCCCGAACTGAAGTTCATCAAGGATATGAAGGTGATGGTTTATTCGTCACCCGGCATGGCAGAAAACCCAATGTTGGCGGTTTGTGCCTCGTCTGTCCCGGTGTCGGGTACATGAAATACAACTGCTACTTATGATTTGTCAAACGATACTACACCCGAAAAGACTATTACGTTTTCTGTCAAGCCATACGGCATAGATTGGTTTGATGAAATAGTCCAAAATGATAAAATAATTCGTCAATCTTCTTGCCCTCCTGATTTACTTGCTTTAGATAAAAGGTTAGACGAATTAGAAGAAATTCATAATGTCAAGCGACCTTCTTAAATACCCAACTTGTCCCGTTTACAGAAAGTGTAAGTTGGTCAATAGAAGCGTCAATCTCTATTTTATAATCTTTAGCAATTAGCGGTTTACTAATACTGTCAATCATAGTCAGTATATAATCAAAATCTTTCTTGTTGACGTACCCAATAAGTCCAAACCCCGATTTTGGGTCTGTTTCTTTATTTGTCAGGGATAACAGCCTTTTATTATTTTCATCTTTCTGTCCAACCGTTAATGAATATCTATCGTTGTCCCATGTCCCAACAATGTGTTGTTCGATGTAAAATAAGCCTTCATCCATAGTTATAAAGTTTAGTTTATTAATCGTGTCGCCCATTGGCATAGCCGCCAACTACCGGGATATTTATTATCTTTGGTGTCATGGAATCTTTTTTTGCCGACCCATTAAATGAAAAGTGTCGGGAAATATATGACTATATGAAAGCGTTCCTTGTCGGACTTAGTTATGATGAGGCAAAGACAATACTCACTGAACTTATGTCCAACTTGGGGAAAGAATCCGTTGTCACTTCGGGAGATTCTTAATTAGTTGCTTCAATGATTCTGCCGTTCTTAAAGCAATGTTACCCGGTAAAAGATTTATTTCATTTAGATACTGGTTTGCCAACTGAAAGTTCATTTGATAATTCATATCTGCCATTCTTGCATTAAAGTAATTAATATACTCTGCTACATTTTTACTTGCGTCAAGCCCCGTGTCTTTTTTAAAGTCTTCTTTAAACTTAGCATAATTGTTTACATAATTTAGTGTTGTTGCCATAGTATAAGTGTTTGGTTTATTAATCGTGTCTCCCATTGGCATAACCGCCAACGTGTCGCTTTGCGCTTGTTTTAATAGCGCAAAGCCTTTGTTGTGTTTTGGATAGGCTATAAAATAAAAAACCCCAGCCAAGAAAAGCCGGGGGTGTTAAACCTTAATTAAACCAAACTATGAAGAACGTCTTTGTAATGTTCTCTCGAAGTAATAGGGGTGTGTTTTTTTATTTTTAAGTTCCCCGTTAAACCACTTTGTTATGTATGTTCTTGGCAGGTTGAGGGCTAAATAACATTCTTTTTGAGAATTATATTCGCCAACAAAATCGCCATCTAAAGTAGTTACAACAACTCTGTAAACCTTTTTTGTTTCAACATATTTACCAACCAATGTAACCCATTCCATAGAATTAGCCCCGATAGTTCCGGGTTTATGGCTATCCACCCCACCGTAATATATTAACCCATCTTTTATTTTTAATACTATTCTGTCTGCTAAAAACTTATTAAAAATATCACCTACTTTCAAGTCTTTACATCTTACCTTAGTTGGTGTTGTCATATTCAATCTCGAAATAGCTGTTTGTTCCATAATGAATAGCTTTTAGTGGTAATTTTAATTTTTCAATAAGTAGTGTTGCATCTTGTGCTGACCTGTAAGCATCAATAAAAAGAGGCAAAACATACGTTATCTTTTTTTCATCAACTAAGCATTTGGTTAAAGGGAATCTTTTTCTAAATTCCTCTAATGGTTCTTGTGCTGGCATTGGTTTATTATTATGGTTATAAAATTCTTTTTATCACAACAACCTCACCTTGCTCACAATAATCAAAAATGTTTTTTGTTCTTTTAAAAGACTTAGTAATTGGCATAAATCGCTGACCATCCCAAACACACTTAACGCCAACCAAAACCTGTTCTCCCTCTTTAATATCAACTATTCCTTTTGCTTCAACCGCAACCGCTTGTTGAGTGGTTAATTCAGAAACCTTCATAAATTATTTTCTTTGTCAAATTTTAAATATAGTTGTTCGTTGGTAAGCAATCTTCCATCTTCCCCATTAAGTTCTTCCAAAGATAGAGAATTAAGAAAATTATGAAAGTGAATAGCTTTTTCTTTTGCATAATTAGCTAATATGTCGGTTGCATTTTCTAATCTGCCGCTATCGGATGTGGCTTCATCCAAAATAGCCCGTACTACTTGAAACTTATTCATGGATTTGTGTTTTACAGATTTTAAAATAAGCCCCAGACATAGAGATGTGCCGGGGCACAATTAACCACCAAAATGAAAACGCTACTAATATAACCCATTTTTTCTTTTGTTGTAGAAATTTCTTCGGTTGTAGTTATACTCACAAACCACAACTACACCAAATAATATCCAACCAATAGTTTCGTTTGTCATTTTTTATTATTTTTCATTTGTTCAATAACATACTTTCTCATGGCCTCAATTCCTTTTTTGTTGTAGGTTGTTTTATTTAAACGGTAGTCCGTCCAACTACAAGGAACTTTAAATCTGTTTTTACCGCTTCGTGGTGTTTTAGAAACAAGAACACCAAAACCTCCATCTTTAATACGTTCAACGGAACGTCCAATTTCTCTTCCTGCATTTGTATAACCAGTTAGAGAGTGTATGTTTCTGATGTTTACTACTTGCCCTTGCAAAAGGACTTTACATAGTGCTGCTTTACTGTTCATATTGGTTTGTTTTTAAATTAAGTTTATTAATTAGTGTTTCTCCATTTTATAGGTTTGTGAACGCCACGCTTTAATATAAACCACATTTTTTCCCCATACATATCCGCTAAGTTATTTGTTATTGAAAATGTTTTTGATGTATTATACGAAAAAAAAGAAAGGATTTTTTTAGCAAGCGGTCTTGAACATATTCTTAGCCTTTTGCCCGTAAGCCCGTCAAAATCCAACATAAGAGAAAAGCCTTTGCTATCTTTTTTAAAATAAATAATATCCTTATCCGCTTTATTTGTAACAAACGTAATTTTATCACCTTCTTTCAACCCAAGTTCTCTTACCGCCTCAACACTAAAAATTACTCTGCCATAACTTACCCTTACAACTGGAGGTTTCCTATTTGTTCTTATTAGTGTTTCACTATTTAATACTTCCAATGTTTCCATATATTAAAACGGAGTTTCTGTTTTGTCTGTTTCATAATAGTTTTGCTGCGGCACAAATCCTGATATTATATTATTTCTCCTTTCTGTAAATTTCATTTTTGGTGGGTCGAAATCAAGTGGGATAATAAAATTACTCCTGCCGTTACGCCATTTTCTTACAACCAAGTCAGCAGACCTTTCTGTTGAATTACCGTTTTCATCATGTTCATACCCGGCCATAAAATCCCTATGAAGAAACATAACCACATCGGCATCTTGTTCTATTGCGCCAGATTCTCTTAAATCACTTAATTGCGGGTATCTGTCCTCACCTTTTCTTTTCGTTACTTCCCTGTTTAATTGACAAAGAAGGACAACTGGTATATCTAATTCCTTTGCCATTATCTTACAACCCCTGCTCATTTCAGCTATTTCATTTTCCCTGTTTTTATTATAACTTCCACCAATAGCACTTACAAGTTGCAGGTAGTCTATAAATAAGCAATCCAACCCATGTAACGCTTTTAACTTTTCTGCCTTTGCCCTTATTTCGGGTATATTAACTTTTGTCTTATCTGAAACATAAATAGGCAGAGTTGATGTAAATTGGGCTATTCTGTTATATAGTCTATGGGTATCGTTCATATCCTTGTAAAGACCCCTATAAATAACATTAAAATCAGTGTCAGTATCGTAAGCGGCTAACCTTGCTGCTATTTCAGTATTAGACATTTCAAGTGAAATAAACCCTATTGTTTTATTTTTTTTTGCCATTTCAATAGCTAAACCGCCAACAAGAGCTGATTTACCCATAGATGGCCTTGCCCCCATGACAATTAATTGACCATTTTGAAAACCCCCATTTTCTTTATCTAAAGATGGGATTCCGGTTACAATACCTATACCGCCGGTCATCTTCATTTGTTCCTGATGCCTGTATAAATCAACCATTAATTGTGTCATATCTACCCAATCATGTTCTGCCGCTTTTGTTTGTAAAGAATGTAACCTATCTTGAATGGCCTTAACCTGTTGAGGAACAGCACCTTCTAATTTACCAAGCCCCCCGTGTGTAAGATTTATTATTTCCCTTTCCATCCACAAAGTCTTAATAATATGGCAATGATATTCAAGGTGAGTATCACTAACTACATGATTTTGAAGCCTTGAAACAAAATAATCAACAGGATAGCCATCTAATTCATAAATACATTTAACCCGCTTAATCTGGTCAATAACCGTAAACAAATCTATCGGGATGCCATTTTTGAACATTTCCGACATTGTTTCAAAAACTATCTGGTTTCCGGTACTATAAAAGTAATTTTTCTCTAAAACTCCGTACACTCTACCGTAAGACCCCGCCACAAGCGTACAGAGCCCCAATACGGCACTTTCTATGTTCGGTGAGTAGTTTATATCCTTTTTTATTTCCATGCCTTAAATCGCCTTAAAATGCGTTACAGCCTTTTTAGTGTTGGGGCTGTTGTTTTTTTGTTTGTGTTGGTTTCTACGGTTTCGCCTTTTTGTTTTTGCTTAACAATCCACCCTCTGACCATTTTTCGGTAAGTACCCTTATTGAAATTTTTTATGTTGTCTGACGCAACGCTGGAATTAAACAAAGCAAGCCATTTTTTTAATTCATCCATCCCGAAACCCATGCCCATGCAAATTTGTTCTTTCCAAATATCATCTTTCCAAACCTCGTTTGCGATTTCTCTAACTTTTTCGATTCCGATTTCACCCACTTCTACTTCTGGTTCTCTTTCTGGTTCTTCTTCTGGTTCTCCTCGTAAGGAACTTTTAGACAGTGGTGACACTCTGTGCACACTCTGTACCCACTCTGTTAATTTAGTATTTTTTATTAATTTAAGTTCTTTATTTACAAGACTTTGTATGTCAGGGCTTTTACTTCCGTTATACCTATCCCAATTTTTTATGGCAATTTCGTTAGTTTCTCTTGAAAAAAGGATTTTTCCAGCATTTTCAAAGAAACTTATAAGGGTGTTAATGGTGTCAATATTATACCCGGTATCGTAAGATATTTGGCGGGAAGTAATCTCATAAATACCACATTGTTTAGTTTTTTCATTTGTGAGTAAATATAGAAAAAAGAATTTCTGCTCCGGGGTTAAGGATTGGATAAAGACATCGCCCCAAAATTGAACGTGTACTTTTCTGAATATTGCCATTTTAAACAATAAAAAAGCAATCCAAAATAAATTTAGATTGACAGTGATTAAATTTTTTCTTCAAACTTAAAATCTGAAATAAGGGCATTATTAATCTTGTCAAGATTTTCTTTACTAAGGGTAAATAATTGCCTTCTTAAACAAGAGTGCAGGGTATTATAATTTATTCCTGTTTCTTTAGATAACCATTGTAATGTTCTACCCTCTTTTACCATCTTATCCATTATAGATGCCCTAATATCTACAATTTCTTTTGGCTTAGCCATTGTGTATTTTTTTTCAAAGTAAAAACTAATATTCCATAAATCCAAAAAAGATTTTACAAATAAAATTTGGTAGTATCAAAAAGACAAATTAAGTTTGCTATCACAATTCAAAAAACATGGATGCAGTAATAACACACTTAATTGTTTACTTTTTGGGAGTTATAACCGTGTTGTTAGTTTGGGCTTATCTAAACAATAAAACGAAGTTATGAAATGGAAAGTAGGTAAACAGGAATATTTCATTGGCAAAAAAACAGTAAAGGTATTTGCCTATTTTCCTAAAGTTCTGTACTTTGAAGGGGAAAGATACATTGTGTGGATGGAGTATTACAATCGGGATTTATTCTGCGAATATTCAAGATTTAACTGGGAAAGATATGTTAGTATAACAAAAGAATATCCAACTTTTTAAAACACCATAAAATGAGACTCACCAAACTACAACGGTACACGATATACTGCATAATGCTTGCAGAGATTGAAATGGACCTACAAAAATATGAACACGCAGGATTATGTTACCTATTTACAATGGTTTTAAATTACCCCGAAACCGTAGTTTCAAATATACCATTGGATAGCCATTTTAACTTTTATTCAGGGTTTGAAATGTTCCCGGAGATATTAAAATATAAAAAAATAAATGGGAGTGGTTTAATAACTGGGAAGAACGAATAGAAGCCCTGAAAAAATGTATTGAAGAAACTCATCCTTAAATATCTCATAGCAGTAGTTTTCATAAGCAATCGTTACGTCACCCTGTTTCTACGGGGAGACTTTTTAAAACTTAAAAAATCAATAAAATAACATGAAACCAGAAAGAATAATAGTAAGCCAAACCATTGAGCATACTGACCAATTTGGACGTTCCGCGTGGAACAAAATAGGGGTTGAAGGATTGGTTGGAGAAAGCGAAGACATACAATCTGCCATTGACCAAGCTATGACAGAAATAAAAATTGCCCACGAAAGATATGCTATTAAAGTTGAGGTTGGGTTGCCCGATAGGGCAACTAACGGAAGTATTTTGGATAAAATTAAAAACGGTTAAATGTTAGCAGTAAATAAACTTTCCGATATTGAACCCTACTCTAAAAAGTGGTTTGATGACAGATTAGGTAGAATGACAAGCAGTAGAATTTATTGCATTTGTTCTCCTAACGGTATTGGCGAAGGGGGCATGACTTATATTAGAAACAAAGCATCGGAAAGAATAACAGGGATAAGTACAGATAAAAATATTATTACCGAAGCAACTGATTTTGGTATTAAAAATGAACCGTTATCTATTAAGCATTGGAAAGTAAAAAACAATGTATTCAGAATAACAGAAGATGTTCATATTGTTCATGATGATATTTTTGCCTCAACACCTGATGCGCTTGCTTTTTTTGACGAAAAATTACTTTGGACAGAAGATGAACAATATCTAAACTGTTGCACCGTTGAAAGCAAAAGCTATATGACACCTTCTGAACACATGAAGCATATTGATTGCGAAACACCAGAAGATATTAAAAAAATAAACCCGCAGTTATATTGGCAGGTAATTTCACAAATTTATTGGGCTGATGTAATGAAAGGGTATGCAATATTTTTTAACCCAACATTCCCCGAAAACAACTACTATCATTCAGGACAAGTTGAATTTAGAAGGGTTAATTTAAAAAAAGATTTTGACTTGTTTAAAGACAGAACAAACGAAGCAACAGAAATATACAATAACATTTTAAATAAAAAGCATGAAAGTAAAATTTTATGAAGGAAAGTTTGGCACTTCTATTGACCTTGAGCCAGAAAATTTACAAGAAGCCTCGGCATTAGCCAGAATGACATTAAATGCAAAATCAACTAAGCCAGAAATAAATCATTATTTTTCCGAATCTGGACAATCTTGTTCTGTTTGGATTAAATCAGTACACGAAACGGTTAGAAAAACATCAATATCAAATGCTAAATAGAAATTAGTTAAATCTAAAATAGATAAAAATGACTGAATTAACCACAACAAGTCAAGAACTTGTAAAAGCCGAACTAAACATTGAACTAACCAAAGCTGGTTTAAGTTATCAAACTCTTTTGCAGGAAGGTGAAAATGTAATATTCACAAGAGACAACCTGAATGAAAAAAGAGATGCTTTAGTTAAGTTACGCCAAGTAAAAAAAGTATTAGAAGGGGTTGAAAACCCTTATACTGAAAGGTGGAAAATGCACAATGCCGCAAAGAAAAGTTTAATTGACCCGGTTGAAGATTTATTAAAAAGAAAAGAATCCGAATTTAAAAAGATAGCTTTTGAGATTGATGCGGAAAACAAAAAAGCAGAAGCGGAAAAACAAAGGGTAGCTGGAATAAAAGAATTAATAAATTCTTTCTTTATTGACCAATCTCAAAACATAGCATCTGCTAAAACATCAAACGAATTAGCTGACATTGAAAAGTTAATCGGTAGTCACAAAGCAAACAAAACAAGATACCAAGAGTTGTTACCTGAATTGATTGAAAAGGCAAACCTGCTAACCCCCCTAATAAAAGAACAAAAAGAAGCTATTAAGAAACTTGAACAATTAAAATTACAAGAGCAAAAAGCAGAAACTAACGGTAATGACCAAGCTGTTTTAGATGCAAGAGAAGCACAAGAAAAAATACAAAGCAAAATATTACAAACAACAATAACGGTACAAGAGAAAGCTGTGAAAATGGCTGAAAGCAATGGAAGTGTTATTGTAGCTGATGTTGTAACAGAAACAGCACCAAAGGCAAGACGTTCTACATGGGAGTGGGAGGTAATTGACATCAAAGAAACATTCAAAAAAATGCCACCATTTGTTGAACTAACACCAAACAAAGAAAAAATAGATGAATATCTCAAAGCAAAAAAAACAGAAGGGATGAGCGGTGAAGAATTTATTTTTGCAGGGATTAAGTTCTATTTAAACAAAACGTATTAACGGTTTGTGTATGAGCAGTGGCACTTGTACACACTTTCAAATTAGCACAAAACTATCCGTGCCATTGCTTATACACAGTGTTAGTTGCAGTACTTTATTTAGAACAAATTTAATTTAAAAATATATGAGAAAAGGAGATTTTACAACACTTGGTGCAACGGCTCATTCTGATGAAGAACGAGAAGAAAATGATTTTTATGCGACAGACCCAAAAGCATTAGAATTATTTT